ACCGGCTGCTGATCGACCGGCTGCTGCTGCTGCTGCTGCTGCTGCTGCTGCTGCTGATCGACCGGCTGCTGATCGACCGGCTGCTGATCGACCGGCTGCTGATCGACCGGCTGCTGATCGACCGGCTGCTGCTGATCGACCGGCTGCTGTGCGTTTTGCAGCACGTCCGGGGTCTGTGTTGGCAGGTTCTCGTTCTTCTGGCGCAGCACCTCGGCGATTGCAGCTTCGCGGGTGTCCCCAAGGTAGGACACCTGCGACGGGTCGGTGATGCTCCTGTCGTGCCAACCTTGAAGGCCGTAAAGCGACCCGTTTGGGTCGCGAACGAGGTCCACAGACGTACCGTCCGAGAATTTGACTGTCGTCCAGGTGCCTTCGGACACGTTGGTCTGCCGGGAGGTATCTGTAACGGTCACGGGCTGCTGCTGATCGGCGGACTGCTGCGGCTGATCGGCGCGTGCCTCGGCCTCGGCGACCCGCTGCCGGTAGAAATCCAAATTCTGCGGCGTCACGGTCCCGTGCTGCTGCGCGCTTTCCATGCCCTGGACGAACGGGGTGAAATCGCCGCCAACGGCTTTGCCGCGCTGGATCAAGTCTGACATGGCCGCGTCCGTGGACTGCGGCTGCTGGGCGTCCGTGGACTGCGGCTGCTGGGCGTCCGGGGCGGGTGGCGTCTTGGCCCCCGTCTTGTTGCGTTTCAGGCCCGCGACCGCGATCTGGCCCGCTGTCATGGGGCCGGACATGGCCACGCCGCCGATGCCTTCGGCCACGATGTCGGGCAAACTCAACTTGTCGCCCGCAGCCAACTGCGCGCCTGCCTCCCCGGCCATTTCGCTACCCGCTTCGCCAGCCGCGCCCGCGACCACGGACGCGACGCGGGACGCGCGGCTGGCCCCCGAGAACACGCTCTCCGCCGCATGGCCCACGAGAGCGCCGCCCGCAAGATCGGCTGCGCCGATGACGGTCGCGCGCTTCCGGGCTTTGGCAATCATTGTCAGCAGCGTCGGGGTGTTGGCCTTGGCCCACGCTTCGACGGCATTCTTGTCGGCCAGGTTCACCCCCGCCGCCTGCAAGTCCTGCGTCAGATATTGAGACATGGACGCGCCCATTTCCGTGCCGCCGCCGACCAGCCCGGCCAGCGCCGCAGCCCCGCCGGGGCCACCTAGCTGGCCGATGATGCCCGCCAGGATGGTAGGCGCGGACGCCGGGAGCGACCGCAAGGCCACCGTCCGCACCACCCCCTTGGGATCGGACGCCAATGCGTCCCACATGGACTTGGCTGCGGACAGGCTAAACCCGGAGGACTGCAAGAAGTCGTTACCGGCGGGGTTGATCGGGATTTTACCGGCAGCGGTGGTCTTTTCGGCGATGGTCACGGCATTGCGTGCCACCATTTGCGCGCCCAGCGCGGCGTTCTGATCCAGCCCGGCTTGGTACGCGCGTGCGCTGGACGTGGTGGACCCGATGCCCAACTGCTTGGCCTGCGCCCGCAACAAGGCGATCTCGTCGGTGATCTGCGCTTGCTGATCGGGATCGGTCAGCTTCCCTTCGGCGACCAGCCGCTGCATTTCCGCCTCCAAAGACGCGGCTTCTTGCAGCCGGGCGGCGGCCTCTTTGCGCCTGCCCGGAATAGACGCCGGGGCGGATGCGGCGGCTATCTTGCCCGCACCCCGCGCGACACCCAAGCCCGGCAGAACAGTTTGCAGCAGTAGTTTCCCAGCTTGCAAATCCCCCATCGCCGTCGAATTGTCCGGGGGACGCGGCACGACCGCCGGGGGCTGCGCGGGTGGGTGGGCGGTGCGCGGGTCGATCAGCCCGTTCTGCTGGAATGGCCCCTGCGGTGCGTTGAAGTCCGGCACGCCTGCGGCCCTCGGCGCGGGCACGGACGTCTGGGGCGGCACGACGGACGCGATGTCGTTCGGGTTGAACGGCAGAGGGTCCGCCGCTTGCGGTGGTACGACGGACGCGATGTCGTTCGGGTTGAACGGCATGGGGTTCGCCGATTGGGGCGGCACGACGGACGTGATGTCGTTCGGGTTGAACGGCAGCTTATAGAGGTTCTGACCCATGTAAAATTCTCTGCTTTGGCTGCGCCGTCTACGGCGTCAAAGGCACAAGCTGCCCGCTGCGCATGATGAACTTGCGCCCATCCTTCAAGTTGATCACCGTTCCCTCGGGGTACTGCCCGGCCGCCGACGGGGCTGCCGGGGCTGCCGGAGCTGCCGGAGCTGCTATGGGCGAGCCTACCGCATAGTTGCCCCCCGGACCCCACACCTTGTCCACCTGCTTGTAGTTGAAAGCCCCGATTGCGGTGCTTACCGCCGTGGCGAAGTTGCGCGACGTCTGGTAGTCCTGCATCGCCTTGGCCGTGACCGCCGACAGGGTGGCCTCGTCTGGAGGATACCCGGTGTTGCTCTTGATGACGGCGGCGATCATGTCGCGCGCCCGTGCCGTGTCCAGCGGGTTCACATCCAACGGGGGGCTGCCCGCCGAACCCTGTACGGCAGAGGGGTGCTGCGCACCGAAATTCTGCGCGTCCTGTTGCAACGTCAGCGCGCCGTCGTTCGCCGCGCCCTGCACTGCCAGACGCCCCCGATTGCCAGCAAGCACCTGCGCCAACGCGCTGCTGGCGTTCGTGCCCGCGATCCGCTCATTGCTGCCCGCGTTGATGTTCGCAATGTTCTCGTTGCTGTTGTAGCCCAGCCCGGCGATGTCAAGGGCGTTGATGTTGTTCATGCCCGCGATGGTCTGCGCGCTATCGGCGTTCAGCCTCGTCTGATCCAGTGCGCTGGTAGCTGCGATGTTCGACTGGTTAATCGCCGTATCGTTGGCCATTGAAGCGCCAGCGGGGGTGTTCTGGAAGGGCGTGCCATTGACCACAGCCATGGTGTTGGACAGCCCGGCCTGATCAACATAGTTGGGGTTCGCGAAGGTCGTCGCCGAGAACACACCAGGCATGCCTTGCGTCAGGCCGCCGGGCATACCGGCGACAATGGCCGCGAGACCTTGGCGATCCTGCGGGTTTGTCAAGTCGATGGTTGGGAACATCTGCTGAAACCGCGCCAGGGCGTCCGCCTGCGCCTGCGCCTGCGCCGCCTTGATGTTGGTCAGACGCGTCCGCGCGCCCGCCGCAGCGGTGGACGCCTGGATGTTGCTGCGCCGATACCGGGCCAGGTCCGCGTTGATCATGGCCTGCGGGTTCGGCGCGAGCGCCTGCGCCAGAGCGCTGAAACCTTGGGCGATAGCCCCGGTGTTTACGGTTGCGTCCATTAGTACGGCCCCCATGGTTGCATGAGATCAAATACAGAGCCTTGGCCCATTGTGCCGCCGAGCGCGCCAGAACCCGCCAGCGTTCCCGCTCCACTCAGGATGTCCGCCATGACGGTGCTGCCCTTGTGGACGTTCGCCGCCGGGATGTTCTGTTCAAAGCGCGAGACGCCAAGCGACCCACGACGCAGCCCGTTGATCATCGACATGGCGTCCCCACCCGAGCGCAGGTTCAACCCACGGTCGCCGAAGGCCGAGGCCGAGCCGGTCATGTTGGCCAGCGCTGCGATCCGGTCGGACGTGATCGCCGCCGCCTTGTTGGCTGCGCGGGCCGCCCAATCCTTGACGTCGGCGCTGGCCCCCGATTGCGCAGGTGTCGAAAACCCGCTGTTCACCAAGGCCGGTTTGTTCAGCGCCGCGAGCGTGCTGGTAAAGTCGGCTGCGCCCCCGGACGCGGTGGCGTCGTAGCCCCCACGGCCCATGTTGGCCAGCGTGTCCGCGAACGTGGTGTTGGCCTGTGTCTCAAAACCCTGCTGCCGCTGACGCTCCGCCAGGCGCGCGTCCCGCGACAAGTTATAGGCGATGTCGTTCTGGTTGTTGGTCTCGTTGACGTAATTCGATTGAGCCTTGCCGCGCATGTAACCGCCAGCGGTCTGCAAGCCAATCGCCAAGAGTTGCGGACTGCACATCGCCTAACCTCCGATCACGCGGGAACTGGACCCGCCGTTGCCGCCACCGAAATAGGTGTCGTAAATGCGTTGGTTTTTCTGCGTGTTCAGGTACTGGCCAACGCCAGTCGCGACGCCGCCGAAAATATCCCCAATCGGGTTGTAGGTTGGCACGGGGTTGAAGAACATCTGCGTCCGGGCGGTCGCCTCATTGCCGATGCGCGAGGCATCGCCGGTTGCGTTCAACATGGACACCAGCCCGGATTTCTCCGCGCCGATGCGCGCCTTGGTCGCGTCCGCAGACTGCTGCGCCTGTGACAGAATGGACGCCAGCCCGTTATCATAGCGCGACGTTAGCCGCGCCTGCTTGTCCCCGGCGATGGACGAGTTGAGGGTTCCGGCGCGAGCCAGTGCGAAGGTGAGGCCGTCCGACGCATTCTTGAACTGGTTGTCGAGCTGCGGCTGCTGATAGGCCATGTAGTTGTCGCGGATGCCTTGGAAGAAGTTGTTGTCGAAAGGCGCGAACGAGCTGTCAATGGTGGCCATGCCGTCGCGAATACGCTGCTGGCGCGCTTCTTCGGCCAGCCGGGCCTGCTTGGCCTCGTCCAGCATACCCTGCTGGACCGTATTGTCTACGGTAGCTTTAGAATCGAAGCACATGCGGGAAGTCTCCGAGTGCGTCCGTGGGCAGGTTTTGCTGCGGACGCGGGCCAGCTTTTCCTGCACCGTGCCGGGCGTCTGCCAATTGCTCGACGATCCGGCGTGTCTGTTTTCGCGTCCAGACGTAACTTACAAACTTTTCGCCGTTTTTCCCCCAATTGTCCACCGTTTTCTCGGGAATGGCCCCGAGGTATTCCAACCAGCGCCGGGCGTCCGTGTGGCTGGCCAAGGCCATGCAGTCCACCCGGAGCGCTCCAGTGCTGTAGACCCCCGGCAGCATGAACCTGCGGACGTGGCGCGTGACGGGAATGACCACCTTCGGCCACTTGTCTGTCCCGAAGGCCCACGCCGACCAGACCTTGGGCCAGCGTGGTGTGACACCTATCGCCGCAACGGGTTCACCATCCAACGTGACCGCCCACCTCATTGCCCCGGACAGGCCCACCATACGGGCAAGATCGTCAGGGTCATCGCGCCACTGCGTCGCGTAGACCTCAGTGCGATCCCGCTCGCGCATATTGCGGGCCACGGACGCGACGACCTCGTGCGAGGGTTCCGGGATGAAAACGACGCGGCTCAACTTTCGTCCCCGGACGCGAAATGCAGGGCGAGGTTTGCAATGGTCGCCATACCCGCGCCCGACGACACGAGGCGCAACGCCATGTGCGTTCCGGTCAGATCGAGGGGGATGCGGCCCTCGCCCCATGTGTCCCGCGTAATCACGCCGACCGTAGTCCACAGGCCGGGGGTGTACAGGTCGGGGTTGACCTGCACGGCCCAAGTGCCCTGGCAGGACATGTCGAGGCCCGTCCATTGCTTCGTGGTGGCCGGGCGTCCGGCGTCCAGATAGGGGGTCTCCACCTCGACAACGGACTGGTCATAGAGCGCCGCCGTGTCGCCAACGGGCGTGTTCGGGTCAAACGGGTTGTCGCCGGGGGACACCGACCCGTAGACGAACAGCTCGTCCTGCACGCGCACCGCGATGCGGGAGTTGGCGACCACCACGTCGTCGATGCTGGTTGAGAAGTCGAACACGCTCCACGCGGACACGCCGCCGTTGGGGTTGAGCGACAGCACCAGAACCTCACTCCCCCACACCATCCAGAAGTGCCCGGTGAGCGGGTCCACCAGCGCGCGAATTTTCTTGGCCTCGGCCCGGGTGATGTTGGCCCGCTTGTTCGCGACATAGACGTCTATCGGCGCGCCGACGTCCGACAGGGATGCCGCGTTCGAGGCGTCCCGCGCCCGGATCGACCGGATGCCGGTGTCCGACAGGAACAGCACGTCGCCGTTTCCGTAGCCAGCCGCCGCATGCGGCGCGACCAGGCCGATGTTGTTCATGGTCTGCAACAGGGCGTCCTTGGTCGGGTCCGGGTCCATGCCCCAAATCTGGACGAACGTCCGGCCAAACACCGCCAGAAACGAGTAGTAGCGCTCAAGTCCGACCAGATCGGTGGACGGCGCGTCCATGGTGGACGTATCAATCACGCCAGCACCGACGCCGGTCGCGTTCGTCCAGTCCGTCGGGTCGCCGATGGCCGAGAAACGCAGGTTCACGCCGTCGACGGCGTACATTTTTTGCTGGTGCGTGCGGATGTTGGTCCCCGTGATCGCAACCTCTGCGCCGTTGTAGAAATGCCGCACGGACGCGTCCGACATCAGGGCGACGACGTACTGGTTCGGGCCAAAATTCTGGACGTCCAGCACCTCGGAAACCGTTACGGCGTTGCTTGGGGTGAGCTGCGCATACGACACGTAGCTGGGCAGCCCGCCGATCACGCCCGGCGTGTCCGTGCCAAACACCACGAGGTTCGTCCCTTGAAAACCAAGGCCGAACGTCTTGCCCGCCGGGAGCGTGCCGATACTGGTGAGGGTCTTGCGCTTCTCGATCTCTCCGCCGGGGGTGATGAAACCGTTGCGCAGCAGCCTGAGCGACCCAGCCTCGGCGGTCGTGGCCGAGCGGCGCAGGTCCATCCCCCGCTTGAAGTCCTCGATCATCAGATAGGCCACAGCGGCCTCCTACGTGTAATCAATCCCGCGCCGGGGTGGCTTCTTGCCGAAGCCCCCGGACAGGCTAATGCGGCGATTGTCGGGCGCGGTTTGGCGGCGTCTCAGAAGCTCCATCCGGTGGGCCGCCGCGCGCAGTTTCAGGGACGCGTCCTCGGCTTTCTGCGCGGCCAGCAACTCCGCAGCGGCGGTCAAGAAGATCACCGGGCCGTCGATGGTGCTGTAGTCCGTGTCCGGGTTGACGAGAGGTTGCAGCGTGCGCTTGCCCGTGAAACGGACGTCCACGGCTGCCGCCGGGACGGGCCAAAGCTCGAACATGTTCTGCGTGAGCGGGTTGGCCGAGGGGGCGATGTAATTCTGCCAGTGCGTCACCTCGTCGCCGGTCGCACCCGCGTCGCTGTCCGACGCGATAAGTTGCTCGACCCCCACGCCGTAGGTCAGCTCGTGCCAGTCCCCGGTGGACGTCTTTGCGAACGCCCGAGAAATCCCCTCAAACGCGATGTTCGTCGGGTAAGTCGAATAGCGCACCCCGGCAGGGACATTCACGGTTTCGGTGATCTGCAACATCGGCCAGTCATTCGCCAAATACAGGTCATCCTGCACGCGCTCCAACAGGGTAATATGCCCGGCCTCAAGGTGCGCGCCGTGCGCGACGTTCGCGCTGAGACGCGCTTCAGCCCGCAAGCGGGTGAGCATCTGCCGAAGGGTCAGGATACGCACGGGTCATGCCCCTTAATTTTTGGCCAGCTCGTCCAGCGAAGGGACAGCGGGCTTCTTTGCAACCGTCTTGGCCGCCTTGGGTTCTGCGTCCGGCGCGTCCGGTGCGTCCGGTGCGTCCGGTGCGTCCGGTGCGTCCGGTGCGTCCGCGTCCGCCTTGGCTTTGTCCATGACCTCTTGCGCGGCCTGTTTGGCCGCCGTGACGACATCGCTCGATGGGATCGTGTCGTCACCGCGCGGCAAAGCGGCGCGTCCGGCGGTCGGCGGGAACAGCGTGGACACAACCGCGCCGTAGCGCAGGGTCAGGCGTTCCAATTCTTCTTCGTAGGACCGCTCGACCGACCCCACGTCAACGCGGGAGTGGACATGCTCGGGGCCGCCGTGAATGGCTTCCATAACAAGGACTTCGGGGAATGTGAGTGCGTTGTACGCGCCACGGCAAACCGAGTTGTTGCGATCACCCGCGAGGTTTACGTGCGCGGAAACTAGCTGAAATTTGGGCATGTTGACTCCTGTTCAATGGGTGTCCGGGGCGGCGAACCGCCCCGGACGTGGTTGGATTACACGATGTCGATCACCAGCGACGAGTTGAGTTGCGAGGCAACCATCTGGCCGGTGGATGTGATCGAACGGTTCAGAATGAACTGATCGACCGGACGCGCCGGGTCAGCAGTCTTGCGCCACTCGCCCGCCATTTTCATCAGGTAGACGTGACGGGTGTCGAACCAGTAGCCGCGCTTCGAGAAGCCCAGGTCGTCCAGCGTCGGGTCGTATTCGATGACCGTGCCGTCGAACATGACCGGACCCATCGCACCGTCCTGCGAGCCTTTGAAGCCCCGGTCGGCGTAGTTGCCGTTTGCCCGGATTTCAGTCTCATAGGCCGCGATGAAGTCGGACCCTGCCAGGAACTTGTTGGGCCGACCGCCGTAGCGGGTAAGCTGGCGTTTCTCGGCCTGCAAGACCGTGATCAGCGCGCCACCATTGGCCGGGCTGGACGTGATCGCGCCGCCGCCATGCGCGGACAGCGACGGAGTAAGCCCCACCGCAACGCCGAACGCCGCCGTGCGGGCGCGGTTGCGGATGTAGGCGTTGGCCGTAATCGCGCGGTCCATGCCGCCGACGATGCCAATCGAGGGGTCGTCAACAACGAAGTGCTGCAAGCCGTGCAGCGCTTTCGCGTCCGCCGTGCCATCACCCCACAGCAGGCTGTTCAGGGAGCGGGCATAGCGTTCGCCGAAGTCGAACAGCTTGTTTTCCCACATGTTGACCAGCATGGTCTTGTCGCGACCGGAGTGCGAGGACATGCCGTTGTTCTCGTTGACAACGGACAGGCCGTCCATTTTCAGCTCGGTGTGCGTGACGGTGATACCGATGTGATGCTCACGCCAAGTGAACTTGAGCCGATCCAGGTTGGCCGGGTTGTAGAAGGTCACAACGTCGTCGTAGTTGTAGCCTTTCAGGCTGTCGTTGACGCCTGCGTTGCCGTAGACGCCTTGGACCGCGATAGAAATATCGCCTTGGCCACCGGGGAACGTACGTGCGCCCTTCTCGAAGATGGAAACCATGGGGCGGCTCTGCAACTGCTGCTGGAAAGCGGTGCCCCGGTTCAGGTAGTACTCCAGCGCCGAGTTGGCGATGAAGCTGAGTTGTGCCGCTGTAACGGGCATGGTCTTGACCTTTCACTGGTCGGACTAGGACGCCAGCGCCTGTGAGATCACGTCCTCAAGCGAGGTGGGCGCGGGGGCTAGTCCGGTGCGAGTGGCCGAGTTTTGCGGTGGCGTCGGACGCGACGGTTGTAGTGCCGGACGTGCAGCCTGAAACCATTTCCCTGCTTCCGCGTAAGCCGCTTTCGCGTACTCGACCGCCTCAGCCGGGGATTTCGGGGCACCACGTTCGGTGATAAGCGCCTGCGCGACACGCCGCATTGCATCGGCCTTCTTGCCAAAGTCAGGGTCCGTTGCGCGAATTTGCTGTTCCCAAGTCTGAACCGCCGTAGCGTTCTGCTGCCATGCCAATTGTTGCTGGGCCTGCTGGGCCTGCTGCCGGGCAAGCTCCGCCTGTTGCTGCGCGAAAGTGCGGGCGTGCTTGTCTTGGCTGATCTGGCGAGCTACTTCCTCCGTCAGCTCCCCGCTCTGAACCTGATCGTTCAGCTCGGGAGGCACCGCCCTGCCAGTCGCTTCCTGCAACCGTTGGACGAGCGGAAGGAGCTGATCCAGTGCGGAGTTGAGCCGCACCATGTCGCCGGACTTTGCATCCGCAATAACCTGGAACGACACGGCAGCGTCCTGCTGCTCTATCCCGTTCTCAGCCATGTAGGCTTGGATATTGCGGAAACTTTCAGCCTCGACTTTCAGCGATTGCGCTTCGCGCAATGCCTCATTCCGCTGGGAGAGAAGTTTCTTGAAACGGGTGCGAGCCTTGGGGCGCATGGCCTCGATTTCCGCATCCGTGATGTCAGCATCTTCGTCGTTGTCGGACCCGTCCTCGGCGGGTTCTTTCGACTTCTCAGCGCCGTCCTCAGCTTTCGCGCCATCCTTGGCGTCCGCGTCCGCGTCCGATCCGTCGCCCTCGGCGGGTTTTTCACCCTCACCTTCGGCGGGTTTTTCACCCTTGTCGGTATCGGTCTTGGTGCTTTCGTCAATCGCGGCGGCAATGGCGTCAGCCATTGTTTCGGGTTCTGAACCCTTCTGATCGCTGCCCTGATTGTCCTGTCCGCTGGACGATTGCGGGGTGCTGTCCTGTTCGCTGGACGACGGCGGGGTACTGTCCGGGGTGTTCGACGCGTCCACGGACGTCGCGTCCGTGGCTTCGCCGGGCGAGAGCGGTGCGTCTTGGTTGCTGCCCTGTTTGTCGGTTCCGTTAGGCATTTCTGCTCCTGAGTTTCCGATTGATCGGAAAATCGCACTGTATGTTGTGTCTGGCAACCAAAACGACGCAAGATGGGGTAAAAAAATACCCCCGGAAGGTCACTTCCGGGGGTTATTTGTCGGGCTTGTCAGCCTTGGGGGTTTTGCGGCATTCCGTCCGGCGGACGCGGTGCCGTGTTTACCTGCGGCGGTTCAGGGTTCGGCGCGTTGTTTGCGCCCTGCGGACCCTGATCGGCGGGGGCGTTGCCGCTGGCCTGCGCCGCTGGCGGCGGCGGCTGGCCGGGGGACTGGTTCGCGCTCGCCGTGTTCGCCGCGTTCAGGGCCATGATCGACGGCAGCCCGGAAGCGAAGGCGTCGGACAGGTCCACCTTGTCATCCAGCCGCCGCAGCAGCTCGCGGGCCATCCACTCGGGCGAAATGCCCGGAACCTGCATCAGTAGCGGGAATACCTGCTGCGCCGCTTGGATTTGCTGCGCCTGGTTCGGACGTCCGGTGCTGGCCGCCTCGACATCAAGGTAGATTTCCTTGGCGATCTCCGCGCGAGACAGGTCCGGCCAGATCGCGCCGGGGCCGACAACCTCCTTGACCCGCTCCGGGCTGGCCTCGGACAGCAGGATTTGGCCTCCTGCGCGGGCTATCTCTGACAGGAACTCGTCCAGATCGTCCACCACAGCGGACGAGTCCGACACCCGCGAGCCTTCCGCGATGCTGCTTTCGGTCGCCGTCGCG